GCACTGCTCCAAGCGAGATGATTGATTTCGGCCAGCGCCAACTCAACCAGTTGCAGGTTCAGTCAGATGGTGCCAAGAACGAGACGGACATCGTGGAAGACTGGTCGTTGGCATACGGCGAGGCGGCACGACGATACGAACGCCGAAACGAGAAGGGGCTTGCTGGGGTGCCAACTGGCTTTCCAACTCTGGACAACCTGACTGGCGGTGTACAGGAGGGCGACTACTGGATTGTGGCGGCCCGTCTCGGTCAGGGAAAGACATGGACGCTTATCCGAATGGCTTGCACTGCTCTGTACAGGGGCATGGTGGTTCAGTACGACGCCTTGGAGCAGTCACGGGCACAGATTGCGATGCGCTCTCACAGTTTCTTGTCCAGTATGTACGGTCGTCAGGTATTCCGCTCAATGGATTTGATGCACGGAAAAGACTTTGACCTAAAGGCATACCGAGACTTTCTGAACGGACTGAAAGACAAGATGAGCGGCAAGTTCTTCGTGAACGACACTTCTCGGGGCAGGCTGAACCCAAGCATGATTGCCGCACAGATAGAGCGAAACAAACCGAATGTGGTCTTCATTGACTATCTCACGCTGATGAACACGGGCGGCGACGACTGGAAGGCGATTGCGAACCTGTCGGCGGAGTTGAAGGGCATCGCCATGCACTATCAAGTACCCATCGTGGCGGCGGCTCAAATCAACCGTATGGCTATCGGCAACGATGTGCCGCGAGCAGAACACTTGGCTGGTGCGGACGCTATCGGGCAGGACGCCGACTGCGTAGTGACGATGAAACAGATGTCTGCTCATGTCGTCAAGATGCACTTGGCTAAGTTCCGCCACGGCTCCGACGGTCAGACATGGATGAACGAGTTCCGCCCCAACTCTGGGAAGTTTGACGAAATCAGTACCGACAAGGCAGAAGAAATCATGCAGGACGATAAGGAGATGGCGTGATACAAGTACAACACAATGGTGGTCGTTCGGAGACGATTGTTCGCTTCCTGAAGCGGCACCTGAAGGTGACGAGCAAGAACGGGCTGGAATGGCAGGCATTGTGTCCGTATCACGACGACAAGACCCCCTCGTTCAGTGTGAACATTCGCAAGGGGCTGTTCATTTGCTACGCCTGTGGAGCCAAGGGCAACATGAAACAACTAGCGGAACATCTCCAAGCCAGCGCCCCAATGGTTCACGAACCGACGATAGAAGAACTAGAAGCAGAGTTGGCAAATCTGAAGCAGTCAATGGCGCAGGCTGACCGCCCGATTGTCGGACTCAAAGTGCCGCCAATCTACACAACGCCCGAAGCGACCCGCGTGTGCCAAGAGTACTTCGGTGCGAAGCGCAATCTGAACACGGAAACAATAGAAAGATACCGTCTCTGTGCTGACACTGTTCACAACGAAGCACTGATTCCAGTGTGTGACTTGGAGGGGCGCATCGCCTTTTTCATTCGTCGTGCGATTGACTGGGATGGAGCAGGGCTGAAGTATCGCTATCCCAAGGGCGCCAAGGTGTCCGAGTATCTGTTCGGCGCAGACATCGCTAAGAAGTGGTTCTCAACCACGACTAGCACCAAGCAGACTGTGCTGGTCATTACGGAGGGGACATTGGATGCCATGTCGGTAGATAATCCGCCAGTGAAAAGAGATGTCTGGAATAGGCACGACGCTGTGATGTGTGGGGTTGCGGTCATGGGCGCCAAAATCTCTGAAACGCAAGCCCACCTTGTTCAGAAACTGGCTCCGTCGCTCATCTTCATCGGAACCGACAGTGACCGTGCTGGTAGGGAAGCGGCGATGCAGATAGAAAACGCTCTTCGCGCCGTTCGTGTTGGTGGCCCGTTCGTTCATCTGGCGTGGAGCAACAACTACAAAGACCTGAACGAACTGCCCGAAGACCAACTACTTGAAACTCTGGACGAGGCCTTCGCCCGTCATCCGCTTAGCAAATAGGACAACGGGGTGGAGGGAATGCGCTTCCGCTCCACCCCGTCGCCAAGGAGGTAATACATCCCGCACGGGAACACCACCCCCCATGCGAGACAGATGCTATTGAACACGCTTGAATGGTGCCTTGTCAAGCATTTTTTGAGATTTTGGCTACCAGCCCTCGCGCTTGCGGTCTTGGACGAAGACGGGCGCCTGCATGGTGATGCCTCGTTCGGGCGTGATGATGGCAAGCGCTTGCTGTGGCTGTTCATACTGGAAGTTTGAGATAGCGGCGTATTCGTCGTAGCCCTTCAGCGAGCCATTCACAATCAGATTGGGTGTCTGCACAAGTTGGTGCCAGTGACCGCACCACATGGTAGAGAAGTTCTCGCCCGTAGCCAGATAGCGCTGTGCCTTGCGTGCTCTAAGCCGCATAATCGGGGGCCAGATACCGCCGATGCCACCACCGCCGCTTGCTTGGTCGCCGTGTGTGAGTAGGTGCCCATAGCCGTAGACCTGAACCAAACAATCTGCTCCGTCAGGTATCTGGAATGTGACCTTGTTGTTGTTGGCGTAGTGTCGCTCCAACATCTTGGCCAGTAGCCAGTCGTAGTTCGTCTTCGCCCGCAACTTGGCACGCGGCTTGCGTGAGGTGCGCCCATGGTTGCCTACGACTGACGCGATGTGAATGTGCCCGAACTCTTCCTGCAAAAGGCCGATGGCACTACCGATTTGCTCTGACCAGTGCAACAGGGATTCCATGATGGTGGCCGAGTTCGTTTCCGCTAGTTCTTCGTGGATGTCGCCCGAAAAGATGTCGCCGCCGAGCAATACAACTGCTCCGTCATAGGTAATGCCAGCCAGATAATGACGAGCGACCTTGACCACATTCTGTGACCACTTTTGGAGACGAAGTTCTGCGATGTGTCGGTTGTAGGCGTTTAGACCGTCAATCTCTTCGGGCACTACTACTTCGTCAAAGTGTGTGTCTGAGAGCATCACGACCAAGGTAGCCGCTGACTTCTTTGGCTTGGTGGGAGACAGCCAGCGTGGTGGATGAATGGACTGCCCAAGGATGTTCTCTGTGGCTTCCAGTGTTGCCGTCACCTTGTTGAGGCTGTCAGTCAGCCGTGCAGTTTCTGCCACCAGTTTCCGATTGTTCTTGCGCAGACTCTCTACCTCTGTTCGTAGGGCGTCCTTGCTTTCCATTGCTTCCGTGAACTTGCTCATGCTGTTGGGGGTGCGTTGCTTTGAGAGCGGAAGTGCTTGCGCCAGCGTTGTAGCGACGCCTCGGAAGTTGCCACGCCAAACTCTCTAAGGATGTCCACTAGCACTGGAATCGGCGTTGTTCCCTCTTGTAGTTCGTGAATGAAGTCGCGGTAGGACTCTTCATCAAGGGTTGCCACCAGCGTTTCTTTGAGTGACAACTTGCGCTTCTGAAGAACCATTTCCGAAAACTTGCTCATGCTACCCTCCACGGGCTTTCGTCCCGAGTGATGTTGGCGGGGTGGATGTTCAATGTGTATGACCTTCTTCTGAGTGACCATGCTAGTGCGCCAGCGATGAAGGTGTCGGGAGGATGCCCCGAACCAAACAGGTCTTTCTGTGTCACATACTTGTGTTCTGAGTAGGCGAACTGGATGCGCGGGCTTTTCAATCCAAACTGCTCTATGCCAGCGATGTATTCAGTGAATACGGTTTCTCTTTCACGCCCGCGCAGAACGATTGGGCGAACCTTCTTCTTGTCATACTCAATCATGTCGTCCACTACATTGCCAATACCAGTGGCATCGTGAATGCAGAATCCTCCATAGGATTCCATTCTTCGGTTCAAGTCCGCCACCATCTCTGGCCATGACTTGCGCCCAGTTCGCAGGAATGCCACTTCCCGCCAAGGGTTCTCGTCCACACGGAAGGTGCGGATAATCGTCCAGTCTCTTTCTTTCGCCCAGTCCACACCAGTGATGTAGGAGGCTTCTGCCAATGGTGGTTCCGCGATGATGTATTCGTCCACATCTCCAATGTACACGCCCAGTGTTGGGTCGTACGCCGCGTCCACGAACCGAGTGTCAATGGCGCGACCGTCAAACGATGGTTCTTGCAGGTCGTATTCCACCTCCCACATTCGGGACGAAACTTCTAGTTTCTTGCGCTCAACCATCTCGCTGGACAGCCAGCCGCGTTCTGTGTCTGTGCCAAGTGATTCGCGCCAGCACCACTCGTAGACTGGCCACCCTTTTTCGTTGGCGCGTTTGAGCAGTTCAGTCATGGTGCCGTCGGGATACTGATGAGTGCTGGAAATGACAGTCTGTGACTGCAATCCCCGAGCGTCCATTGGTTGCCCTTGTGCGGCTTCAAACAGTTCAATCTCCATCTCGTCCACTTCGTCCAGCCGCAGGCGTTGCGGGTGCGGCCCACGGACGGACTTCTGAGATGCCATAAGCGCGATAATCCACGCCCCGTTGGTAAGGCGGGTTGAGAAGCGCGTTGGGTCGTCTTTCAATAGAGACTTGGGTGCATAGTCATGGTGCCACAAGTGTTGTGTGACTTCGTGTACTCGCTGTGACTGTGCCGCAGACCCGCCCAGAATCGTGATTTGCGCTCCCAGTGTCGTGGCTTCAATGATGGACAGCACACCCATGAGCGTGGACTTGCCACCGAAGCCGCGACTGGCTTTCCAGATTGTGACGGGATACCTGCTGAAGTAGGCGTCCGCGAGCGCCCTGAATGGCGCGACATGGTTCTTGCACACCGCCACTCTTGGAATCTTGATGCCCCAGACGACACGGATGTAATGCCAGAGTTCGTCGTTGTCCTGCGGCAGTCTTCCTAGAAGCAGGCTCATTTGATTATGGTTTGTGCTAGACCGTCACGGCCAGTCGTTTGGATTACGAATGAGCACATACATCAGCACTACACCAACAACCAAGAGCAAGAAAAAGGCGCGAAACAGCCAGTCAATCACAGCAACATCCTACATCTTGTGACGCTTGTGTGCAGGCGATTCTTGGCAATAGTGACATACTCGCTGTTCAGTTCGCATCCGACCCACCGTCTGTTGAGGCGTTCAGCGACTACGGCAACCGTTCCAGAACCGAGAAACGGGTCAAGCACAATGTCGCCTTTTCGTGTTGCCGCAAGAATGCACGGCTCCACGAGCGCTTCGGGCATAACGGCGAAATGCGCCCCCTGAAAGGGCTTGGTGGGAATAGTCCATACGGAGCGGCGGTTGCGTTTGCCGTCAGCACCCCAAACTCTTGCACCTGCCGAAAACCTGTCGCCGTTCGGATAGTCCGCTTGGTATCCCTCGCCGTGCTTGTCGCGCACCGCTGGTGGCGTTTTGGCCTGCTCTTTGATGGCTTCGTGGTCGTAGTAATACTTCGGTGACTTGCTCAACAGAAACAAGTATTCGTGGGCTTTCGTGCATCGGTCGCTCACCGACTCGGGCATCGGGTTCGGCTTGTGCCAGATGATGTCTTGTCGCAGGTACCAGCCGTCGGCTTGGAGGGCGAACGCCACGCGCCACGGGATGCCCACGAGGTCTTTCGGTTTCAATCCTTCGGGAACTATTCCACCAGTCTTGTGCTCTAAGTGTCGTTCGTTGTGTCTTGCTCCAAGATTTCCAGCAGGCCCTTTGCCGCTACCCGAGTATGAGTCGCCCAAGTTGAGCCACAATGTTCCGTCGTCGCACAACACGCGCCACACCTTGCGGAACACGGCAACGAGTTTGTTTACATACTCTTCGGGAGTTTGTTCCAGCCCGATTTGACAGTTGCTCCCGTAGTCCCGCAACCCCCAGTATGGAGGGCTTGTCACGACTGTTTGTATGGTGCTGTTTTCCAGTTTGTGTAACTGTTTGCGGCAGTCACCGACGAGAATCATTGGGGTACTTTTTCAGTGGGCGGGGCGGGGGCGGGGGTGGCGCGGCGCGTAGCCTCAGCAGCCACCCGTGCCTTCCGTCGTTCACTGCGGCGCCTGTTCTTGTCGCGGAGCCGCTGCGATTCAGTCCACCACTTTTCGTTGCCTGCGCGTGCCATGGTGCCTCTTCTTTTCGGATGCCCGCATCTTAGCCAGTTCATCGCCGTCAAGCACGAACATGAACACTTCGTCGGAGAGGGTGTTCCGAATGTCCAGCAGAAGGTCTATCACTTCCTGAGCCGTGAACATCGCCAGCGGACGCTTGGAAAGTTCGGTCAGGCATTCGTCAATAATCATCATCGGAGACATCACAAGTGGGATGGTGCCACAACCCCCAATAGCGGCAAGGGCACGCCAGCCTAGACATTCTACGAGCGTCCGTACTTGTATTCGTGAACCGCAACCCGAACTCTCCGCGTTTTTCCAGAGGCACCGTCCTGCGGAGGTGCTTCCGACAGCAATGTTCGCGTCACGGTCTTTCCGCGCGAGTCACTGTCCTGCACTTCCGTTTCGTACATCCAGACCATTCGGCGCCCCATGATGCCTCCAGAATAGCACTTCCGAAATCCACTCCTGTAAAAATGGCTGGGGGCAGGCGCTCAGGCGCTCTTGCCGCCAAAATCTCAGGGGGGGGTACCCCTCACCACCGTGCCGCACTCGGCGGCAACTGTGAGGCAATCACATCAATAGCGGTCAGGAGATGTTCGCGTTCCTTGATTCCGTGAGGTGCGGTGCGGCGCAAAACGCCGAGCAAGCGTACGGCCACATCAATCGGCAGGAGCACTTCGCTCTTCGGCGTCTTCGGCAACATCCACTGTCTCCAAGTCGTAGTCGTCTTCGTTCTGCGGGGAAGATGAGTTTACTGCGATGTGCAGTCGTCTGCCCGCCTCTTCCAATGCCTTTATGTACGAATCCTTGTCTCCGTCCGCAAGAATGACCGTTTCACGACTGCCCACCACATCCAGTTTCTCTGCGGCGTTCAGGCCGTACAGCCGTTCCATTCTGTCCATAACCGCAAGAGCGGCGGAAACAGAAGGCAAATCACGCTGGTTCACTTCGGGCCACAGAAGCATGAGTATGTGTTCTAGCCGTCCGTAGTGGATGCGTTTCAGTTCGCTGGCAGTTTCGTGCATCGCGCTTTTCAGTCCACGATGCACCGCTTTCCGTGCTCCGCTTGCGTCGTGATAGCCCAGTGACTGCGCAATCTGAGAGTACGAAGCACCCGCCAACTTCAATGCCAGCGCACGACGAGTGCGTTCTGCCGCGTTCATGTTGCGGCTGAGCGGCACGGGATTGTTCACGACGAACTCCCCCGTGTGCGTGCCGTCGTCTACGATTTCGCCCCATACAGTGCCGTTGTCCGTGCTTGTGTCACTCATACCCTGTCCCTGCACGCCACATCAATACGGTTTGAGTGTATCAGACTGCACAAGTGGTGCTAACTTCGTCAATGATGCTGAGCGTTCTGTGTGAAGCATTTCCTGTGTACGACTGGAACGGATTTGAGCGTGTCTACGCAATCGTCGGTGTCCGTTTTCGGAACTATGTGATTATTGACCGTTTCGTGGAGTTGCCCAACGATTCGGACATTCCAGCGAAGACATTCAGCGTCTCAGCACGCGACCTGAAGCCTGTTGCTACCTCTATGACTTCTGAAGAAAGTGTTTTAGGGTTCGCACACTCCCATCCGCCACTTCAATCAATCCCTTCTGACGAAGACATTGAGGGCATTTCGGACGACCTTCTAGGGCTTGTGCTTTGTGGTGATTCTCACGCTTGGTACGACGCAAGGGGTGAGATTGTCGTCAGGTATTTGAGATAAGCGTGACTGGAATGCGTTTCTTCTGAACTGCTCCACCAAACTGCTGAAACACGCTGTCACAGAGCGCCAATACCTTCGGATACGCGGTTTCGTCGTAGATTTTCACCAAACGCTCAAGTTCTGAACTCATCGTCTGATACAGAGGCTTTTCAGCAACCCAGTTCAGGTCGTCGTGGACACAGAACCACTCGTATTCGTCCTTTCCCCAGTAGAACATTCTCAGCACATGAAGTTGTGGGTTTACCGCATCCAGAATGTCCACAAAAAGAGGCATTTGCCAGCAGATTGTCGGCTTCCAGTCCTTTGGGTCTTCTCCCGCCCGATTCGCCGCGATGTGCAGGGCACAACCAACTGGCGCACGCTCATTTTCACGGTTTGCGAATACGCAACCACTTACCGAATCCTCAGGATTGGTGATTTTGGTCTTGTGCTCCACTGTCTTCTTGATTCCCAACCGATTTCGCTCCTTGACGGGTTCATACCAGTCCGCACCGTGCCGCGACCAAGTTTCTGGCGTGAGTTGGGGCACGCGCTTCTTCAGAAGCGCCAAGTCTGTCTCGTCAAGGTGGGCGCCGTTTGCACAGCACCCCAAGTCTGGAGATTTTGTGCTGATACCCTTACAGCCCTTGCCCCAGTTGCATTCGTAAGAGGACATTAGAAACTCCATGTCCAGCAACCAAGCGGTTTTGGAGGTGTGTAGTTCAATCCACCGCTTGAGCATTGCGTCAGACTAGCGCAGTCACGAGATGTTTACTTGAACTTGCCCTTGGCGTGAGAGTCAATGTGCCCGTCAATCTTGGTTTCAATCCGATTCAGCGAGTGTGCGACTTGGGCGTGGTCGTCCTTGTTTTCCTTGCGCCCTTTTTGTACGAGCGACGCCAGAATACCGCCAACAGCGCCGATAAGAGCCACAAGTACGGTGACAATCGCCCATAGCGCTGTGGCCGTCTCCACTTCACTGTCCCCGTTTCCTTATGGTGAAAAGCCAGTTCACGACGAACGACACACACAGAGCAATGAAAGTGCTACCTAACGCCAGCCGAAGAGTCATTTGCGAAACTTCCGTTTGGGCTTAGACGCGGGCTTTGCGGGTTCTGGAGCGGGTTCTGGTGCGGGCGCGGATGCTGATTCCTGCGTCACGGGCAGCGATTCTGGTGCCCAGCGCTCTGCAAACACTGCCCGCACCTTTTCAGGTTTCGTGGCCATTTCTGGTGAAATCTCCGCATGAAACCAATCGCCATTCGGTGCTCCGTGAACGGTTGCCGCACCGTACTTCTGCCACGAACCTCTGTCACAGCGCCATCCAGCGCCGTACGGTGCGGGGAAATAGTCAATCAGCATCTCAATGCCAAGTTTGTCGGATTCTTGCGTCAGAAACGCCAGCATCTGCTCCGCGCGTTCACGCCCGTTGGCACACCCCTTGCCTTCCATCTTGCGCCACGAGATGTCTGCGGCACGACCAGTTGCGTGAACCGACAGCGATTCCTTACCTCGCATCGGACGGTTCACGAATGTGCCGTTATTCCACAACGCACCGTCCGAGTGTTTGGTGATTTCGTCTACCAGCGCAAGCAAGCCCTGAGATGCACCGCCAGCCAACCCAGTCTTGTTGCCCGTGTACGGGCGTGGCATTACTTGCTCTTCTTGGTGGCTGACTTCTTAGCAGAAGCAGGCTCGGCTACCGCACGCACGCCGTTGTCAGGCTCAAAGGCCGCCTTGACCTCGGCAGTTGTCAAATCGCCGTCAATAGACATCTTGGCGAGACGCTGAACGGTGGTGAACACGGCGGTAAGCCCTGCCATTCCAGCCGACTTAGCAACATCCACACCGAGAAGTGCACCACCCGTCACGATGGGAAGTGCGTTGGCAATGAAGAGAGATACAAGGCGCTGGCCAATGTCCAGCCCAAGAGCAACTTGCTTGTTCATAGTCACAGTAAGTCCTTTCGGTTGCTCACACCCTAGACATCATTCCGCCCACTTTTCAACACCGCAATGCTTAGCCCAACTCGTCGTTATCCAGATTGCCGCGCGACAGCGAGTTCAGAACGAACTCGTAGACGGTGCTGGCCAACTCAATGAAGCGATTCACTGCCCCAGAGAACCATCCGCTAGTCGGGGTGACGGCGCATCCGAGAAGCATGGCACTACCAGAGCGCGATAATACCTGTTGCCGTCGTGCCTGTGCTGAAAATGACCTTACACCGAATCGCCAGAGTGGTTCCCGCTGGCACATCCGTGAAGGTGACGGTGCCGCTGTCCTGCATCGTCACCTTGAGGTTGCCAGCACCGCCGACATAGACGGCGCGGGTCACATAGGTGAGTTCGTTCGTGTCGTGTGGGGTGACGGCGACGGCACTCGTCGCGGGACTGAAATCTTGCGTCTGAAATCTGCTGAAACTGTCAGTTGCAGGCATGAGAAGAAACTACCACATCGCGTCTACTCGCCGTGGACGACGACTTCTTCCCATTCACGACGGTTTTCATTCCACACATACTGTCCGCCATCCTCAGGATGGGGGACGGGTGACTGCCAGCGGCAGGTGTCCTCGTCCAATACGAGTTGGATGTCCTCGCGCATCACAGCGTCCCGCTGTCGGCCATACCCGCGAGACGCTCGCGAGCCGTAGTGAGCGTCGCTGTCAAAGTGGACTTCGTGTCGGCGGGGAAGGTGATCTTGTCAATACCCGAGATATTGTCGCCGTCATCGCCGCCTCCGAAGTAGCCTGCCGTACCACTGTTGGCCATACCCGCCAACTCTTGGCGAGCCGTGGTGAGCGTCGCCGCCAGCGTCGACTTGGCATCGGCGGAGAAGGTGATCTTGTCGATACCCGAAAGAGAGATGCCGCTACTGTTTATGCCGCCACCGAAGTAGCCTGCCGTCCCGCTGTTCGCCATACCCGCGAGAAAGCCTCGCGCCGTGGTGAGCGTCGCCGCCAGCGTCGACTTGGAGTCCGCAGGAAAGGTGATCTTGTCAATACCCGAGATAGCGCCACCGCTGTCTTGCCCGCCACCAAAATAGCCTGCCGTACCGCTGTTCGCCATAGCCGTCAACTGGTAGCGAGCCGAACTGAGGGTCGCGGCCAAGGTGGATTTGGAGTCGGTAGAGAAGGTGATCTTGTCAATACCCGAGACACCGCTCGAGCCGTCAAAGCCGCCACCGAAGTAGCCTGCCGTCCCGCTGTTCGCCATACCCGCGGGAGTGTGACGACCCGAAGTGAGCGTCGCAGCCAAAGTCGACTTGGAGTCCGCAGGAAAGGTGATCTTGTCAATACCCGAGACAAAAGTGCTGTCGATGCCGCCTCCGAAGTAGCCTGCCGTGCCGCTGTTCGCCATAGCCGAAAGTAGCCTGCGAGCCGTGGTAAGCGTCGCCGCGAGCGTCGACTTGGAGTCCGCGGGGAACGTGATCTTGTCGATACCCGAGAGATTTCCGCTGATGCTGTCTTGCCCGCCACCGAAGTATCCGGCGACGCTTTGTGGCGTCTCATCACCCGTCGGCATCCAAGCCGAGGTGTAGGTAGAGACCCGTGTGCGCTTACCGCTGAACGCCATTATTCCAACTCTTCAACTGGTGCCGCGATGGTACCGTCGTCTGCAAGATAGCAGTCGGGGTTCACGGCCTGCGCCAACGCCAACGCCTCGGCACTGGTCTTTTGCGTGAAGTTCCATTCGTCCAAGTCCGTCAAACTGGCGACACCCCACACATACCCGAGCACCGTGAAGGTGTCGAGCATCAGCCCGCCCCATGCCTGCCCGCCACGAGAGCGGATGACGGGTTCTGGTGTTGAACCTTCGGGAAAGTGAACCGTCCAAGTAGCGTAAATCATGTTCGCAACTCCTTCGTGTTGTCTTGTTGAGCCTGAATCATCGGTTTCAGGATGCCAATCTGGTCTAGGGCCTCCAAGTGTGCCCAGTTTGCGTTTCCGCTCATCAGTTGCAGGTTCGCCTGACGCCCGAGGCGGGCCTGCCAGTAGTCGGGCTGGCTGGCGTCGATCTGCTCCCGGGTGAAGTGCGGCATCTCATCGAACATCGCCACGAGCGTCTCATACTCGCGTACCGCGCCGATGGCCACCAGACGGGTGCGCTCCAAGCCGAGTTCCTTGATGTCGGCCTCGATCAGCGAGATACGGTCGCCTTTTTCTCGCAGGTCTTCGATCTCGTATTCGGTCTTGCGTACCTGCAACGACACTTCGGCGATCGTGTAGTGGAGGGCTTCGAGTTCGCGGCAGACCTGCACGAAGCGCATCTCGGGTGTGTCGTGTGCGCCGACGACGAAGTGCTCGAACTGGTAGCGGGTGCGCGGCATCTGCACCTCAGCCAACGCGAGTTGGATGTCTTCGCGCATCACAACACCCCGCTGTCGGCCATAGCCGCCAAAAGGAAGCGAGCCGTGGTGAGCGTCGCAGTCAATGTGGATTTGGAATCCGCAGAGAACGTAATCTTGTCAATACCCGAGACAAAAGTGCTGTCTAGGCCGCCACCGAAGTAGCCTGCCGTGCCGCTGTTGGCCATACCCGCGAGAGCCCTGCGAGCCGTGGTGAGCGTCGCAGCCAGCGTCGACTTGGTGTCGGCGGGAAAGGTTATCTTGTCGATACCCGAGATGTTGCCGCCGCCGTCGCCACCACCGAAGTAGCCCGCCGTGCCACTGTTAGCCATAGCAGCGAGAAACCTGCGAGCCGTGGTGAGGGTCGCCGCGAGCGTGGACTTCGTGTCGGCAGGGAAAGTGATTTTGTCGATACCCGAAAGAAGGGCGTCGCTAGGGCCTATGCCGCCTCCGAAGTAGCCTGCCGTACCGCTGTTAGCCATAGCAGCGGGGTCGCGACGAGCCGAGGTGAGCGTCGCCGCCAGCGTTGATTTAGAGTCGTCGGGGAACGTAATCTTGTCGATACCCGAGGTGTTGCTGCTGTCGTAGCCGCCACCGAAGTAACCTGCCGTGCCGCTGTTGGCCATACCCGCAAGACCAAGGCGAGCCGTGGTGAGCGTCGCAGCCAGCGTTGATTTAGAGTCGTCGGGGAACGTAATCTTGTCGATACCCGAAAGGTATCCACTGCTCGCTTCGCCGCCACCGAAGTAGCCTGCCGTACCGCTGTTAGCCATACCCGCAAGTTGCTTGCGAGCCGTGGTGAGAGTCGCCGCCAACGTCGATTTGGTGTCGGCAGGGAAGGTGATCTTGTCGATACCCGAAAGGTATCCACTGCTCGCTTCGCCGCCACCGAAATAGCCTGCGACGTCACGCGGCGTCTCATCACCTGTCGGCATCCACGCCGAGGTGTACGAAGAAACCCTAGAGCGGATATCCCAACGCGACACAGCGCGCCCCTATCAGGTGATGCGGTTCACATACCCGCTGAGGTTGATGACATTCGCAGTAGCCGCGAACGCCGTAACCGTGCGAGCAGCCGCACCCGTACCCGCCAACACGAGTCCGGGCACCACCAACACCAGGCCCGCTTCGGCGGTGATGGTCAGTTCCAGCGAGTCGTCGGGCGAAGTCGTGCCACCAAACTCCACCGTCAGTTTCACATTGCTGGCCGACGAGTTCACGGCGTACAGCCAAATCTCGTCCAAGATGCTTGACGAGGTGCCAGTCGCATGAATAGTCGTGCCCGAACCCTGCGTGATGGAGGCGACCTTGATGAACCGTCCGCCCGTAGACCCCGACAGGAGTTGCTTGCTGAATGTTGCCACTGTTGCTCCTAACTGAACACCTGTACGGCGATGGTGATTTGGTCGCTATCGCCCGAGGATGCGACATTACCCCACGAGGGGATACCGCCTGAAACCACTAGAGCCTGTCCGCTTGAGCCGATGCCAAGGCGGGCAAGGGTGTTCGCACTGGAGGCGTACAGAACATCGCCCGTGGTCGTCAATGTGGCGGTTGCTTCGCTTGCCCACTTGAGACCCGCCGCTTGTGCTGAATCGGCCATGAGTACCGTGTTGTTTGACCCGACCGCGACACGGACGGCGGTGTCGGCGGCAGAGGCGGCGATGATGTCGCCCTTGGCGTCAAAGATGGTTTCCGCGATACCCGAGGTGAAGTTCTGCCACGCCGACCCGTCGTAATACTGGAGCGTGTCGGAAGCGTCAATGTAACAGAACATTCCTTCCGCAAGAGTTGGTTCACCCGCACCACCGAAGGCGTTGTCTCGCGCCGTCGTGGTGGCGAACCGCATGATTACTTGGTCTTGGAGAAATGTGTTTACCTGCGCGGCAGTGAGCACATCACCCGCGACGAACAGCCTTGTGCCTGCACCAGCCATTGATTTCTCCTATGCGCCTAGCGTGTTACTGTCTAGCACTCCGAACAGCGCATTATCAAGCCGCAGACTGCCAGTGGCAGGAGACAAGTTGAAGGTGACAGAATGAGCAATCAGACTAATGTTGTGGATTACCCCCTCAATAACCCCGTATCTAAGGATGGTGAGCGGACTGCCAGTGGTGTAGGTGCGCTTGACGGCAACCAAATCGTTAGGCTCCAGCGCAAATAATGCGTTCTGCTGTGCCGTGGTCATGTCCTCCAGCGACACGGTGACGGACTCAAACCTGAACTCTGGGCGCGAATACTTGCCAAGTAGAAAGTTGGCGATGTCGGTTGCTTGGGTATCGTCCTCCAAAATCAAGTCAGAAATGGTGAGTGTGCGCACGAGGTAACTGTCCTGACTTGTGGTGTCGTCTACAATCACTGGTGTTTCTTCACCGTCATTGAGAACTGACACGCGGTTGTACAGCAACTCTGTGCCGAACTGAATCTTCACATCCATGTACTTGAACTCGGTGCTGGATGTGGAAACAGTGTCCTGAAAGATTGGAATGGTGCCAGAGTATTCCGTGCCGCGACTGCGGAAACGAAGAGTTCCGTCGCCCTTCACGAACAAGTACCCCTGCTCACTCTTGTTCACCCGCTGGATGTAGTCCAGAAGGCTCGTTCCCAAGGCAACTGTGTCGTCTGCCATGGTGCTGTCACCCTGCTCAAACGATGTGGCGATGCCAGTGTTCCCCACCTCTGGAAGAGCAAGTGCCGTGGTGATGCGCTGGTCACTGCGTTCTCCAGCCGTGAAAACGAACTCGTCCAGTTCAATGGACGCGAAGATAGAGAAGGCATCTACGCAACTGGCGATGACGCGCGATTCGGTCGGAATGGAGAAATCAATACTCCAGTCGTCAATCCAGCCGTAGTAGAGATAGGTGCTGTTTGCTGAAAGCCGCACTGGACGACGCGGCTCAATGCCGCCGTAGTAAATGCTGGACTGGTTCGTTGGGTCGTACTTGCGCGTGTTGTTACGCAACGAGAAGGTCATCGTGCCACTATCAAAACTGTCCAGTTGGCGCGAGCGACCGCGATTGATGGTGATTTCCACCACATCAGCGGTTACATCCTCGTACACATTTCCGCCAAGTTTCTGAATGCCATTCAGAGCAGAACTATCCAGAACGAAGGCGTTGCCGAACAGCGCGCTCGTCGGGAACTCAATCTCCAGTTTGTAGGAGTCGGCTAATGCGGTCACTTACGACCGCCAGCGTGTGCCGTTTGACTTCTCGTAGCGCTTGATGTACTCCACAATCTTTGCGCCAATCTGCGTGCCATCGGAACCAACTCCAGCATTCACCGTGATGTTGTAGTTGGTGGCACTACCGAAGTTGCCCAAGCGGTTCAGAGGAATGACCGCTTCTGGCCCCGCTTCTCCAATCTCAGAAATCATGGGGCGCGTCACGATGCCGCCAGCCGCAAGCCCCGTGCGGCGACGGATGAGTTCCACCGCCGTGTCGTAAGAAATGGCTCCAGCGGCGGCGCGGTTCATTTCGGCCACGCCAGAAACGCGCAGAGCAGCACTGCTGAACGGAATGTTGGGGCTTGCCAGCGCTTCAACAGCCCTCTTCTGGTCTGCCGTCAATGTGCCCCCAGGAGTGGAAGTGCCCCCAGGAGGTGTGTATGTGGGCTGTGGCGGCGGCGGAGTGCCACCAGCGGCGCGCGTCATCTTGTCGGTGACACTGCGCGCCCACTGCTCCATCTGGAAGTCAAAGTTGTCCATCCACTCCTTGATTTCCTTGCCAGTCTTGCCTTCCAGAATGGTCTTCAAGTTCCTGAGCGTGTATTCCATCTTGTCCAGCAGGGCTTGCGCCAAGAGCACGCCCGTCTGGTCAAAGTAGGGAACTAGAGCGTCACCCAAGTCCATCGCTTCTATCTTGAGCGCGTCCTGCAATCTGACGGAATGTTCAATGGTGCTGGCGCCAGACTGAATGAGCGCATTGGCAATGTCGGTGCCAGCGTCCACGCCAGCGTTTACCACCTCTTCTAGTTGCGTGCCGCGCAACCCCATGCTGATAAGTTGGCGCACCTTTTCCGCGAAACCACGAGCCTTCAACGCTTGGGCGTTCAGTTCGGTGCTGATAAGCGAACCGACCTCCTTGCCAAGCGCGGCGTACTGTGCGGCATCCGCGTCTATCTCCGCTTGCAGTGTGTCGGTCAGTGTCTGGGCGTACTTCTTGGTGATGCTCTGGCCTTCGTCCACGATGGTCTTCACGAACTTGTTGGCCTTCGTGATGGTGTCGGTGCCACCCTCCAGTAGTTCCTTGCCAAGCGTCGTGCCCGCTTCTGCACCAGCGGCGACGACCTGCCGCATGGCATCTTCGCTCAAGCCCGCCTTGGTCAGGTCAGCAACGACCTTGGAGAAGTCCAGCGCCTGCTTCGCCTGCTTCTCTAGCCCCTGTAGGAAGGTGATTTTCTTGGCTTGAGCCTTGTTCGTTTCTTCCGCCGCAAGCGCCGCTTCTGCTTCTGCTTCTGCGTACTTCTCGGTCGCCTTCGCTAGGTCTTCCTGCACCTTTTCCAGTTCATCACGGAGCACGCGCTTGGTGTAACGCCCCGTGGCGGCGGCAATCTGCTCTTCCAGACTGGCGATTTCGTCCAAGAAGGACTGGCGCTCTTCCGTTGCCTCCGCCAACTTCTCCTCGGCTTCTGCCTGTTTTTCTGCGGCACTGGCGGCATCCGCCGCAAGTTGCTGCTGCTCCGACACGGCGCCGCTGAAGGACAGCGCCGAAGCGACCGCTTCTCCCACGCCAACCGCGAACTGGTTCTGGAGACGCACCAAGTCCACCATGGACTTCTGCGCACCGATTATCTGGTTGTACTCGGTGGTGATGTCAAAACGACGCTGTGCCTTCTCCATCGCCTTGTCGTACACCGACGACAAGCCGACCGCCTTGTACATAGAGGAAGCGGCTTCGCGTGCATAGTCCCGAAGCGCGTTCTTGGCTTCAATAACTCGCTTCTTCTGGTCTTTGATTTTCTCAACGAGCATCTTCTGTGCGTCAGCGAAG